TCAAGATACTTGACGTGTGCGTTAGTTGAGTCTCCACGCTCAATCTCAATACCGCCATCATCACTTGGTGTACCTGTTTCTCCATAGTTCAGAACGATGAGAGAATCACCGAGATTTACTTCCACAGCGTTCTTTGTGGTTGTGGTTCCCTGAATTGTCATGTTACCATTAATGTTTACGGTACAATCATTCCCTGAGTCACCAATAGTTAGGGTATCATCCCCTGTGAGTGATGCTAAAGCTGTAGCAACATTACCTTTATCAGTTACATCAGCCGATGCCTCAATAGCATCTAACTTGTCAAACAATCCTGTAGACATAACTCCTGCAACACTTGTTGTGGCAGTTGCAATAGTAAAATCGTCAGCACCGCCATCAGAAGTAATGTTTACCACGGATGTACTTGCGGTTCCTGCTGATAATACCGTTGATACATTAGCGGAAGTAAATGTCCCCGAACCGTTAGAACAGACATTGTCACCTGTGACATCTGCCAATGCTGTGATAGCACCTAACTTATCAAACATTGCGCTATTCATCACGCCCGTTACTGATGTGGTTGCAACAGGTATAAGAACATCATCTGCTCCCCCATCGGATGTAAGGTTTAGTGCTGTGGTGCTATTCGTCCCTACACTTAATGACGTTGATACATTTGTGTTCTTCAATGAGTTAGCTGTAATTGCTGATGCCTGAGCAGAAGTGATTGTCGTTTCAGTAGTCGTGGCAGAATTACCGTTAATGGAACCTACAATCGTAGTGCTAAATGTCTTTTCACCTGCAATTGTTTGGTCGCCTGATGTATACACTCCATTCGTAACCGACCCTGCATTACCCGTTACTGTAGTCTGTACTAAATTAGGTTTAGTGTTGACAAAAGTCACCACTTGGTCAGCAGTAGTTTCTGTACTAATACCATCCCCACCCGTGAAGGTGAGCGTTTCAGAATCAGCCACCACAGTAGTGTTGGTATCTGTATCACAGCCAACCGTCCATGTGGTTTGACCGTAGGTGTCGGCTGTCCCTGCCGGGGTTAGCCAAGTACCTGCCTCACTTAAGAAGGTGGTAGTGGTTGAACCATCTCCTGATAAAGATGCGACTACATTTGAATTTTTGTAGTCCGTATCATTTGCATTCGTTATGATTCTATTCCATGTTCCCATTATAGGACTCCTTTTTTATGTTATTTAACTGTCATCACGATAGAGATATAATTCATTCGAATCAAACACAACACTTCCAACCGTTGGAGATGTTGTGGCTCTATTTGTTTCTTCAAAGTCTATTTCCTTGACACCAATCTTACCTTTTGAATCTACTGAGAATATATCTGATGTACCGACACGCAGTTTAAACACCGTGCCCGTAGTCCCTTCAGTAACGTTAAATAGATACTGATTGATTGAGTCAAGATTAATTGTGTTTCCAATGTATAGGTCATTAACAGAAAGGTCACCATCTATGCTGACCTTAGTTTCGCTAACCTGTATAGGCAACGGTATTCCTTCACCGTCCCTGAGAAATTTTAATTCACCCGTTAAACCTTCAGAGTTATACCCTGTACGGTTTACAGTAATCAGGTCTCTATATATCTCCGATATAGTAAAATTTGATAAGTCCGTTCCTGCAACACCCGTGAAACTATAATCAGACGGGCTGTTTGGGTCAGGACTTGGTGCTATAGGTGAGTCAGCCATTTCTTATATTATCCCTTATTCCCTTTTCATCCACTTAAAAAAAACTTTTACTGCGCCTTGTTTTTTTATTGTATTTCTTTTCCATAATAGCCCCACGCCTTGCTCCCGGTAAGTCTCCAAGGTCTTGAATAATCGGGATATCACCAAACCAACCCTCATTCCAAAAGTAAACGTGTTTCCCCAAAAGTGGTATATGCCTGTAAACCCTCAGACCTTTCTTCCTGAGATGTTTTCCCACACCACGGGAGCCTGATTTATTGTAAGCCTCACCCACACCTATAACGTCCCTTAAGATTATATCGTCAAATGCACTCCCTACAGGCGGTGAAATCGTCTTAGCAATTGCAGAACTCAAGCCTTCTCTCTTCATTGTCCAAAATGTGAATCTACTTAATCCTATTGTTTTTAATAAGTTGGACACAACCCTGTCAGACAGTTCAGGTTCTGTGTCTCGTATCATATTCTTAATTTCATCTGCTCCCATCTCTGCCAATAATAACACGAATATAAGCATTGAAATTTTCTGAGCCTTAGCAAGGTGGTACATATTAGCTGTCTTAATATTGCCCTTCTCTCTTTCAATCTGTTGCAGATGGTCTAAGTATTTTATCTCGTCCTTATATACATCGAATCTCTTAATCATAAATGTTTTTAACTGATAAAATATTCTACCATTAGGTGATTTAAGATACTTAACAGGGACTTCAGACTTGCCAACAGGTTGTACTTTAAGTAATTCTGTATAAGCGAGAAGTTTAACCATCTCAGTTTTTTCACCTGATATCAGGTCTGTTAGTATTTGACTCACTTCATTAGAATCAAACGCATCGTTTAAACGCCACGTTAGTTCTTGAAACTCACTACCAACGCCCTTTCGAGCGATTCTTCTCATATTGTCAATCGTGGCATTCACGGTTGTGTCTTTACCGACTTGGTCTAATTTCTTAACACCGACTACTGTAAACACAAAATTGAGAACATTACTTAATACGGTATTGTTTGGTTTCATCTCCTCAGCAATAACATCAATACCTAAATCTTGCTTGGTAATATAATTTTTTGTGAATCCACCCCTATTTCCCATAACCAATGACTCTATAAATCTTGGCAAGGTTCTTAATACACCCGTTGGAATCCTAAGCAAACCTTTATTGCCTGACCTCCAAACGGACAGACCTATGTCTGCCAACTGAGTAACAGCCGAGAACACACTACCCATAGCATCTATATAACCGATAGTCCTTATGTTCATGTTTAATGTACTACCGGGGTCACGGTTAAAATACGCCCTTAATAATTCCTGAATTCTATCTGCAAGTTTAGGGTCTACCTTATAGTCAGTTAAAGCCCTGACCATAAAGCCGTCAATCATGTGCTCTACTCCCATCATTGGCAGACCGTTCATTGCCTGTTCTTGCCTTGAGATTTCTTTTATGAACTTAAACGCTGTGGCTTTATTTGTAAAGGTTGTGGCTGAAACTCTTGCATTGGTTAATTTGTTAAACACACGGTACTGACTCTTGCCGGGGAGTTTCCTGATTTGATATTTGTTAGAACCCAAAAATTGCTTTGACATAATAGCCTCAGAAATACGAACACTATAAATCCCCAATGATTTATGTAGTGGTTCATAGAAGGTATTTGCCTCATGGTTTAGCTGTGAAATCTTACGAACCTTTAGATTGTTTGGCTTAGATGTATAGTGTCCTGCACGTCCCAACAATACTGTTTGAGCCAACTCCACCATTTCTTCTTCCCTGAGAAGTCTTCCCTTCTCGTTCTGAACATCGGTAATCGTTTCTTCGATTGCATCTGCATCTTCCTGACCAAAATAGTCTTTAATGAAAGTCAGGAGATTCACATGGTCATTGACAACCCGTGGCATATAGTTTCTCACAAATCCTGCATCGTATCCAACATCTTCCAATTGCTGTGCTATGATGTTTAAACGGCTCCGTACCTGTAAAACAGACTCATACAATCCATACTGTTCAAGCAATGGTTTAATTAAATCAATGTTACCGTTCTTTAACTCCAAGTCTATCTTTAAGTAATCACGCTTAAGTTGAATGTTCTTTGGGCTTTTCCTTACTTTTTTCTCCATAGATTTTAACCCCTTAATCAATGGGCTAAATTCTTCCATATTTGCATTGCCGAATTTTTGAGACCTGTATTGGTACTTCCTAAAGAGAGTAGGGAACTTGTGGTGAATCTTCCCAATGGCGGTACTAAATGTATTGAGAAAGTCAGATGCCTTAGTCCTCGCATATAATTTATCATGTAACTTAATACGAGCCTTTTGTTTCGTAGTCTTTTTCTTGTCGAAATAAATTTCATAATCCTCAGTTTCTTTCGTCTGATTGAAACTTATTCTTCCAAGTTTGGCTCCTTCAGTACCTTCGGCAATAACCGACTTATATGGTCTCTCGCCACCTGTTGTATCACCCTTAGCTTTCTTGGGCTGAGGTTCAGGCTTTGCAGGGTCTTTAAGACCGGTAAAGGTGCTATCTCCCTTTCTGATTTCTTGTCTGACTTTTGCGTAACCGGCATAATCGGATTCTCCTAATGGTTTTTGCCCTCTTGCGTTTTGAAGTTTAAAGAGTGCTTTTTCGGTGTACCATAAGAGTGCCTGAACCTGACGTGCGGTTAATGGCTTTCCACCATTAACGTCAGCAAACGCATCGGTCACTCTTTGGTCGTTTGATATGTTATTAATTGCTTGTCTAAATAATAAGAAGTTTTGCCTGTTACCCGGCTTTATATATGTGGTTGCGACTTTGTCATTGATTGAGAAGAATTTATTGCCCATCTTTTTAACCACATCTGCATTGGTCAGTTTAAACGGCTCACCCATCCATCGGTTAATAGCACGGGTCATCCATAAGTCCATAGTTGACATATCTTCCGAGCCTAAGATGTTCATCACAAAAGAACCAACCTTGCTACCAAAAACTTCTGCACCGTAAACGCCCATCTTGTCTAACTCATAACCATATCCTTTGCTTTTTTCGGTAAAAAACAATGGCTCTGCTTCTTCATTTTCGGTCAAGAACCTGTTCATTGCATCAACTTCTTCAGGAGAATGTTTTTCCATCAGCCAATCTATGGCATTATTTATATTACCTTCTTTTAGTTCTGCGAGTCTGAAGAACTGTTCTATGTTACCTGCTATTGCAGACTCTAAACCAATTAGCCTACCATCCTCTGCTGACTTAAATGTGGCTGATGTACCGCTTTTATTCCATTTGAAATCGGGTTTTCCATATAGTTCTATGTGCTTTAATATTTCAACAGCAATGTTATAGTTGATATCTACAGCCTTATTAGGGGATGTTAAAGCTAACAGAACACGGGCTAAACGTTTCTTATCGGGGTTGTTTTTAAGAGTTGGAACCTCCGTGTTCTCTAAAATCTTTAATGCATCATCTACTTTACTACCATACCAATTGAGAGATGTGTCAATAAAATCAGGCATACCCTTACCGTCAAATTCAATCTCAGCTAACGCATCCCATACAGCCTGATTTTCTTCTACTAATTCTGTAACTCCAATTTCTGTAATCCGAGAAAGCCTTTCATCAAATTCTTCCTTGGTCAACATTCTACTTTGTAATCCCCTCTTTGTTACCTTGGTTGCTAAACCTAACTGTTGTTCTAATTGGTCTATACTCATCATAGAAACCGTAGCGGTAGATACCTGTTTTTTACCTTTAAACACCCACCTGTCACCGTGGTCGGTCATGTTAGACTCAGAGAATAATCCACTATGTGCTTTGGATATAGCCATCTGTCTCTTCATCACCCCTTTTTCATTAGCCTTCCAAACAATTTTTCCATCTTCGCCACGTTGATATACATCAGTACCAACAAGTAATTTTTTAAGTGTTTCCTTCCGTGCTTTTCCAAGATTCTTCGGCAGGTATAAAGTAAATTCGCCATCGGGTTTCATTTTCCTATAAGCATCAGTTAAGCCTCTCATAAAGACTTTCATTCTTATTGTACCTTCCATTTTCAATGGAACAGATTCTGCCGATGGAATGATAAAGCCCAACCTCGCACCATCAGGTGGAGTAGGCATATCCCTGTCTTCCAAAAGGTCTAATGGTTCCGGGTCACCTTCTTTCCATGTAGTGGTCAGGGTTCCCTCACCTCTCTCAGGCTTTAAACTGAGACCAATTTGCTCACCACCGAAAATGGTTCCATTGGCATCTTTCTTTTGCTGTTCCTTATATGCTATGATATGTTCATTAACCTTAACAACAGCCTCTTTCTTAGAGTATCCTAATAGCCCTCCACCACCAACGGAACTTTCATAATTGTCAGGAACACCTTCAAATTGGTTCTCTTCTTCATATATCCAATACCATCCCATACCCTCTTCATAAGTTCTGCCAATAACTATCTTTGAGAATCCGTCATTCTTGGTTGGGTTATAGGTATGTATGGGGTTGCGAGTGTCATCCCTTTCACCCGGTGCGTATTCAGGTTGGGAACGTTTAAACGACTCAGCCTGAATATTGTTCTTCTCTGCCCTTCGTTGTTCCTGAAGTATTCTAAGAGCCTCTTGCTGTGGCTTGTGCTTTTTATTAATCAGGTCTAATATGTCACCAATTTGTTGTTGTGTTAGGTTAATAGTATAAGGGGTTAATAACTTAGGATTCGTTTGCTCATATATAGTAGCAGTTCTATCATCCTGCAAAATAACAAACTGTGCTATGTCAGATATATCCCTACTGACAATCTCTGCTGTCTTCATTACTTCGTCTATAGGAACGCCTGTATCCTGCCCTTCAAATAAAACATAGCCGTCTACCACGCTTTTAACACGCATTGGTTCAGGACTTCCTGACCACCTGACAACATCACCCATCCTAATCATTGCCTTTTCTTCTTCTGATTGCGTTTCAGGTAAATCACGGTATTTCTCTAAAGCCTGTACAACAGCAATATCTTCGGTGGGTCTTTGTTGGGTAAGTGCAGGTAGTGTTTCTTCACCAATCCGTTCTTCCTTCTCTCCTAAGTTTTGACTATCCTTAAACTGAGTGATTAGGTTTTCGCCCGTAACGGGCATAATGAATTCTTGTTCAAACATAGCACCCAAGGTAGTTGGTATTGTCACATCACCAATTTGTTCCTGTGATTGTTGTGTCGATGGGGATGAATCTGTAATGTTTAAATAGTTATATGTGAACGCCTTACTGAATAACTCCCGACCCGTCAATTGACTGCCTTTTCCTTGGGTTCGTTGTATCCAAGCCTGTATTTCATTGTACAGGTCGGGGTTAGTAATTGATAATCTATTGTACATAGCCTCCACAATATCTTCCATAACGGCTGTTGCTGTTGCCGTATTTCCAAAGACTACTGATACATCACCTGTTCCCCTGTCAAATATGTTTAGTGCATCAAACTGTAATTCAAACTGTTCACCGCCTAATTCATTGTTATACTTTGGGCTCGATTCTTCTAATTGAAGACCCTGCTTTTTAAAGTCTTCAATGTAACCACCATACCCCATTGCATCTAATTCTTTGTCGCTATATACTTGGCGAATCGCTTTATCTGTAAAACCTATTTTTATTTTTTCAGCCAACGCAGGTAGGTGTGTTACCTGAGCAAGAAATTCAGAGAAGTCACCGAAGTCTGCGGACATAGAGTCCATTGCCTCTTTCTTATTCTGATACTTAATATATTGGTCTTCTAATATTCGATTAACTTCAGCATCACTATATGTTTCAGGGTTCATTGTGACACCTGCTAAACCAAAGAAACCACCACCAATAACGCCCATAGCGAATGCACGTTTCGTGTCACTATCCATTTTCCTTATGTCTAAAACTAAATCAGGGTCAGCAATCTCATCATTAACGGATGCACGTCCTAACTCCTGTGCATATTCCTGCCATACTTCTTCATAACCTTCCGCTAAAGCCCCTGCCGGGAACTTGCTCCTGTTAAACCATTTAGCAAATCCTTGGGAGTGTTTAAACGGTAGCTTACCAAATAGTGTATACATTTGTAACATATCCACAGCGACAAGTTTCATCTCTTCTTTAAAGACTCTTTGAGCACCCGTACCGGCTTGTTCATTAGAGTAGCCCTGTTCTTTTAATTCATTCCAAACAGCACCTGCCTCCATAACGCTTTCTGCACCCCTTGATGTTGCACCGGCTGAGACAGCCTCCGTAATGCCCTTCCAAAGGTTAAATGATTTTCCTGCCTGATAACCTGTCTTAGTACCTTCATACGCTTTTTTAGTCGCCAATAATCTCTGTCCCATCCTTGAGCCCTTATAAGCCAAACCGCCCAACCTTGCGCTACCAAGAGCAGGGATTAATAGAGACATAACAGATGGAATAATCTGCGGTGCTTGTGTTATCCAAAAGTCTTGTGCTATAGCGTTTCTCTCAGGAGTTCCATCAGACCACATATCAGCAAAGTTAAAATCGGCTAATTCAGGATGAACAGCGTAAGTATTCCCTGCGACTATATCACCACCAACTTCCTTCATCCAATCTGCTAACATATTAGCACCCGGTGTCTTACCCACGCTAAATGCGTTATCGAGCCATTCCAATCCACCGCCCGTATCTATCATTAACTGTCCACCGGCTAACTGCATAGAATCCCATACACCCTGCGCTACGCCCTCCTGTCTCCAATTTTTTTGCGTTGGAATCTTGCCTTTCTTTTTTTCAAGTTGTTGAATGAAAGTACCAAAGTCTATTGCACCGCTTTCTGCGTTTTTATTTATATCAGACTCTGCAAATGGAAAATGCTTAATTAATTGTTCCTTATACTCTTCCATCTGTAGGATATTATTCATATCCCCAATGGCAGAACCTAATTCACTCCGTTGCGTTTCTACACCAATTTCACGTTCTAACACACCTGCGTAGTTCTGAACCTTCGCTTTCTGCTTGTCGCTTAATTCATTAAAGGGCTTATGGTTATAACCTAAAGTATAATTCATAGCAAATTCCATCGTATCACCATTTGCTTTATCCCAATGCGAATCAATGATGCGCTCACCAACCGCAGTTCCGAGCTCTAATGCAGGGAACAAGGGACGTATATAGTCACTCCCATCTTCAGCACGAAGTAACTTGGGATGTTTAAGTACCCCATAATCATCCATCCAATTAGCATAAGTACCTATGCCGTAAGGATTGTTCTCCCAATCTCCTCCCGGCTCTTCAAAAGCGGTATTCTCCGCTAATTTTACGCCACGGTATATATGGTCATTTCCCATTAACTATTTCTGTCTAAAAACTAATTTTCCCTGAGCATTTACTTCAACGGTTTCACCTTCATCAACTAATCCATCTGCCATCGCCTGTTTATGCTGTCTCACAAGGTCAGCGTTTTGCTTGTCCGTTAACTGAGAAAACGTATCTACGCTCTGATGCATTGTTGGCATAGAACCGGCAGTTATTCCACCTTTAGTTCGTGTGAGCATATCTGTCGTTGGGTCTCCAATCTTATCGTAAGACCGAGATAGCCCTTCATAATACTGCTTTGGGTGTTTTGGCTTAATCAATTGGAGTTCCCCCGTCTCACCCGGTATAGCAGAAGGGTCGTAGTTAGGGTTCATACTAACTAATCCCGATATGGGATGCCTTTTGTCATAACCGAATTTAAACATCTTATCTTTATCGAGACCTTCCATCTTGTAAAATTCGTCCTCCGAAAATCCTGTTTCGGATTTGACCACATCAGAAACCGTCTTCCCATCGACCTTTATTTTGTCAGTTTTATCATCAACTTCAATCTTCCTTGGTGGGTCTTGTCCATTAGACTTATCGGTCTGCTGTGCATTTTTAGCCCTCGCTACATCCGTTTTATCGTACTCAGAACTTGCTTTTACTTGAGGCAAATATCCTTGCATGACCAAACTTCTTAATTGTATTGTATTTTGATTTTCCTTCTCAAGTCGAATATACTCTTGCATGGAAATTTCTACCTCTTCCCCATACAGACCTTGTTCACTTCCACCTGATAGTTGCGGACGTACATAATGCACATCGCCTCTCTTGAAAATATTCTTTTTTGGATTCTTGCCATCGAATTCAGAAATCATTGTAAGGGCGTTAATGTATGTTTCATAAAACTTAGTCTGAGCCTCAGCACCTGCCTTATACTCTTCAGCCTCATACCCACGTTTATCAGCATCAAACTTCGCATCATATATTCGTTCCTTACTTTCGCTCTGCCCTTTATATATACGCTCGGTACTCAGGTTTTTGTCCATCGCCCGTCTTCGTAATAGTTCCTGTTCAAATAGTAAATCAATTGCGCTCATTTTTTCCACTCCTTTAACATCCTTAAAATTTCCGAGTTGTCATCACTCGGTGTGAGGTATGGATGTTGTGGGTTATTCCCCGGATTAGGATTAGTACCACCACCACCTGCAAGATTCTGATACTGACCGCCCGTTTCAGCCATTCCACCAAAGCCCCCAATCATTTTATCAAATCCGGCAGACCTTGCATCTTTATCACGCTGTTCAATCATCTGTTTAAGAGCAAACTGTTTTTCTTCGGCAACCCTCTTATCCTGCCTATTTGTCTCACCAACTCTCTCTGTGGTTCTTAAACTTTGCGTAGCAATATCGTCTGTAGTCTTAGCAACTTCCTGTACACCTATCTGATTTGCAACCACAGAATCGTCCATACCCGTAAAAGCAGTTGCACCCCTTGATTTGTCAATAACACTACTAAGTTGTTGCTGTGGAACACGACCCGACCTTATAAGCATTTCCTGTAGTTTTCCCTTAGAAATTAAATCAGTAGACATCCTTTCCTTTAAACTTTTAATCATAGCGTTTTCGGATTTGGATGCAGGGTCACCAAGTAACCAATCTTTTCCACCTGAATAAGCGTTTGCACCGCCCTGAATCATCTTTTGCAATGCCATTAGTTCTAAACCTGTCATAATATTACCTCGTTAATAATTGTTCGGTTACTTCTGTTAATCCTGTCATAAATGTCCTTCCATCGTGCTTAACATATAATCGCATCTCATCTTCATTAGGGTATATGGTTGTGCCTGAATCAGGAGTTCCAAACACCCCTTGGGATAAGTAAACTAACATAAAATCCCCATTGGTCATTCGTGATATCTCATTGATATCGTTGGTGATAAGAACATGACCTTGAGCCCCGAAACTCTCCGATTGTGTAAACCGTAAGTCATCTGCTTTGCTCATTCGTCATCCACTTCAATTTCAATTCCATATATAAGACAATAATTATTGTTCTGCATAGTCGTTTGAATTTTTAGTTGTATTGAACGGGCTCGTGTAAACAGTCTCTTATGTACCATTTTTTGTATAGCAACGGTTCCGAGAGTTCCCGTTCCGGGAAATATCAGAACACCTGCACTTCCACCACTTATATCATCTATATAGTCTGTGTAAACACTCACGGTTACATCACCCTTAGATTTATAGTTCAATCTAATACGCCTAATCTTTTTAGGCTGTTCATATGTTCCAATCGGGAACCACTTAGTTTTTCTTATTGCAAGATATTGCTCATCGCCATTATTCACCGTGTCTGCAATTTGGTCAACACTTCTCATTCTCCAAATCCCCATAGCACCGGTCGCTGAATAGTCAGTTGCAGGTGGAAACCCAATTGCTGATGATGATAGGTATCCCGGTATCGGTATGAAAGGTTCGGTTTGGTAATTGCCTTCTGACATAATTTTATCCTACTTGGTCGTAATGTGGAGTGTATCCTGAAGGGTGAGCCATTTGGGCGTATGCTGTATCTTCTGAATTTGGGAAAGATGTTGAGGAACTCATTAGAAATATTTCAGGAAATGAACCAAAAGGTTCGTCACCCGTTGTAAATGTCTGTGTCAAAGTCGGTAGGTCATTCCCCTCACCATATGATACACAAGGAACATCACCGGCATTGCAATCAACAGATAGAAGCCAATAGATATAAATATATGGAACACCATAAACACCTGTCCCTGTCATTTTCAATGGCTTATACTTTGCTTGGTCACTCACATATCCCCATACTTTATACTTTCTAAACATTAATGTAGCAGGGGAATGATTGCCCGGATTTTTCATAATATCCATTATGATAGTACCCTCATCTGAAACGTGTATATCACCGGGGTCTTGAGATTGCGCACCTAACCATGTGAAAAAATTCGCCCTATCACCGGGGCTGTCATGTATAAGATTATCTGCCCAATACAAATTATCATCGTCATCAGGGTCACTTGCAATAACCGTTGCCTCGGAAGGCGGTGGGTCAACGGTGGTATCTTCAAATACACAACTCCCATCATCATAATTAACGGTTGCATCGTAGTTTGTTGCAAGTGGGTCAGTACATCCACCCGTACCTGAACCTGTACCTGTATCTGCGTGTTCTACGTTAAAATCTGCGTATTTCCTCCACCATAAAATATCCGTCCAATATATATACCAAGAGTTATATCCGTACTCAAAGTCTGCTTTTAGGCATGGAGTATTATTACTCTGAGCCTTAATAATAATAGTACGAGATTTTGCCGTGTTAGTGACTACTACAGGGTCATCGGGAGAGCCCGTATTAAGTTCCCAAGTTTGAAAATCACCTAAAATATATGGTTCGTACACGTTCCCATCTTCGGTCTGTTCAATTAATTTGTGTAATTCTGCCTGTAGAAAAAACGCATAAACTTCACTACCGGGTACGGGGTAATTTTCATCACCATTTTCGTCTGTAGGTGTAATATAATTATAGACAGGCATGAATCTTGTAGTGCCTGTTATAAGCCCCGTATTCCAATGAGAACTGTCCAACATTTTAAGTTTACATTGAACGAATGGTCTATTACTACCCGTAACCTCGAAGAGATTACAATTATCATCAAGGATTTCTAACGCCACATAAGAGTAATTTACATCTACGCTATTGACTTGTGGAACGTATAACCACCCATGTTCAAGTTTAAGATTAGACGAAGAAAAATCATCCTCTTTCAACAATACATAATCTTTATGATTATTAAAGAATGCAGTACCCGTTCTCCTGTTCCCGTAAAATGTAGTTGAATCATTGTGACCATAAAACCACATGGAACTAAATCCGGGTGTTGGTGATACTGCCGACTCGGTTGCAGGTCGTGAAATCGCAAAAGATGGCGGTATACTATTATATGCATCACCGGAATCAACACCTGTAACTGTGACAGTATATGCGCTATCAATTCCGTATCCTGATACGGTCATGCCCACTTTAATGCTTGATTCAATATCCGCACCACTCTTCCATTCGACCGCTGAACTATCCACAGTAGTTGCAACATTAAAATAATTAGTCGCCCCTAATTTGTCTGAAACATCCTCCATAGAGTCATAAACTTCGATAAGGTCGTTCCATGAAGAGTCCTGATAACCTTGGTCAAAATCAAAACTTGGGTCACATGGGTCATCAGGGTCATCACTTGTATCATCGTCATTGCTCGAACCATCAGCCCTATCAAGAACAAGATGGGTGTTATCCATAAAATATGTTTGACCATCTTCACCGGCTACCATCGAAGAAACCCTACCTTGGTACGAAGACCTATTCCATTCGTCTGACCTGATATTATATTCCCAAACAATTCTTTTATCATTGCCAAACCTAAATAAGACCACCTCGTTTAAACTGTCATACTGAGCAATCGAATTTTTTAAATCAGGGTTAGCAAGATATGTATCCAATATTGCATCGCCTATGTCTTTTACACGAAACATAGCATCAAGTTTATAAATATTACCACGACCGCAGAAGTACATATAGTCTTCAACCTTTACTATTGATTTGGGAGCAACACAACCTACGTTCTCATTAGACTCGACAACCTGATATGACTTAGGGTCTGATGTTGGTATTCTCAGACGGTATAGTCCGTAATCCATAAACACAGCTAAAGAATCACCCATACTTTTTAGACCCTGTATTCCACCACCCTGTGGGTCTCTCAACCTGATATAATTTGCAATAGGTATTATTGATGGCATACCTGACTCAGAAAATAAAATCATATCATCATGTTCTTCGTGCTCATCTCTTGGCTCAAGAATTACATTAGCCACGAACAGCCTACCACCGTGATAAGCACTATACTTCCACCTGACATCAAACTTAGTTTTTGAAGATAGTGGTGGCATACTTTTGTCAATGTCACCTTTATCTAAATAATCCACGGTAACTACATTAGTCGCAATAGTGTAGTCAACGGCATCATCTAATGTCACCCTTATGGTGTCACCGCTTACAATAGTAGCAGAGCCATTTGATGGGCTTGTTTGCAAAGTAGAAGTTAACCAACCCGTACTCGAATCATCTAATATGGACAGCCAATTAGTGCCGTGGTCAGCCATTGTCATCGTATAGTTTGTTGTTCCATCATCAGTTGTATCAACCTCTACCGATGCACCGAGATGTGTATTTGGCTCGGCAAATAAATCTTCTTTGAAGTACAACTTATTTGTTCCCATATAGCAGTTGGAAAAGTAAAAACTTTTCTCACCTTCTGTTTGAAGACCAACATTGGATGCTGATGTGCTACGGTCGTAGGTGCACTTAACCCACAGATACACACCGTCCATATTTTCCCATCCATTTTGAGAATTATAGGCGTGTTCATACGCCTCATCATGTGTGGTCATTGAATATAAGAGTTTACTTCCCCAACCTGTTGCAAACAGGTCATCCCAATCAGCAAGTGATAAATCCTGTGCAAGGGTGTCTTCGTTACTTGATTGTGAAAAAGGTGAAGACACAGAGAAATAATGGTCTTCGTCATTAATGACTATCTTATCACCTAATTGGTCAGGGCGTTCAGCGAACAATGAGATAAAGACATTAGATTCGTCTACATCGGTATACACCCCGGAAGACGACTTTGAGTAATACCCTACACGCTCACCACCTGATTGCTGTGCGTTTATTTGATAAATCAAAGTGTTCATAGGAAAGAACGTGGAATTTGGTGAAAAGATAGCGTATCTACTATTTAACCCCGTTGATACTGTATCGTCAGCATCTGAAACGCTCACAATTGCTTGTTCATTCGCCCCTTTTGGAGCCCTAAAGTTTATCTGTTTAATGTTCCTATAACTAAGCGGTACACCAACCGAAACAGGAGCACGGTATATTTTGATACCTGTCATATTGCGTGGCATATTTGCTTTATCTAACTCAACTGAGATTTTAACCTGTTGGGGGTCACCACCTATTAATGCACCTGATGATACTGATAAATCGGGATTGAGTGGAAGTTCGTTTACTCCGTTAAATAGAGGTGATGCATTATATCTATAAGTGCCATCAGGCAGGAGACCGGAGTCAGTATTTGATGAAACAGAAACTATAAATGTTTGCGGATAACTTGGTATAGCACGGTTAAGATACGTTCCCGTGGGTATAGTAAACTTTGCGCCAAAGATTTTCCTATCTTTTATACGGCTCATCAGTAGCGAATCTTGGTCTAAGCCCATATTAAGTAAGACAGAACTACCAAGGGCAGTAAACGATATTGTCTTAGGTATTGTTCCGTATAAAGTTTTTACCCAATCGGTGGAATAACCAAATGTAGAAGAGGAACTGTTATCAGAACCCATCGGAATTACACCATCGTAACTATCAAGATTGCTAAAATTCGTAAGGTCAGCGTTTAAACGGAACAGTATACCACGCCTATTACAGTATCCTAAAAACTCATAGCCATTCTCAAGGTCAGGATGAGACCATAGGAATATGGAATTTATTCCACGAGTACCATCTATAAAATTTAAGGTTGCACCATCTCTTAATCTTAATATACCCGGTGTGGAGGTATTAAAGTTGGCTGATGCAGGGCTTAGCTGTTTTTGTAGGTCAGCCGGGTCTGCGTTAGAAACAACGCTACCGAATATTGGAAGTTTTATCAGGCTCATAACACATTATATGTCAAATCACTTACAACCATTGTGCCGGAACCCGTGCCCTTTCCGCTTATCTGCGACCTGACCGCCTCTCTGTTAGCATAATACCTATTCATAAATCTATCGCTCAATTCAAAATCCCCTTCTTCTTCTGCTAAACATCCTTTAGCATAATCACATAAGTACAAATGATACGCATCACCTATTTGTGGTTCCAATAAATCACCATCAGTAGGTGTAATTACAGGTGTGGTGAGTGTAGCCCTTGCCCCTAAGCCCAAACTGTCCCATGTGATGCTCAGTTCTGAGAGTGTCTGTGAACTTGCAACCTGTAAATCATATTCATCATCCACGGTATACAAAGACTCTCCAACATCGAACTCATGTGGGAATGCGCTCGTTTGTGAGACTATTGTCCCTGATGATAAATGACCTGCCCCTGTCCACCCGGATACGCCTGTTAATGATGATGAACCAATAGATTTCCCCGTATATGTAAGTGTTTGTGTTGCATCAGCAGAATCTGTAAAAGTGACAGTACCCGTGATATCAAAATACTGAACACTCAATAAGATTATTGCGGTCACACCATTAATTTGACTAATCCCTATTGAAGACTTGTTTGTGATAACATTAGCAGAAGTGGAATAGTCCTTTAATAGTAACTCACCACGCTTAATGTCGTTAGCATCACGAACTATAGTTGCAGTTGTTCCCTCTGCATTCTGCACTTTAGTACCTGCTTTAAAAAAACCATTGCTTAAATCTTTATACCCAACCCTTCTATACGACACACCCTTTTGTGTAGGTTGTGGTTTGGCTATATATTGAAAATTCAAAACACTATCAGAAGTTGGATGTGGAACCAAAATTATTTGGTCGTTTGTAATGCTATAAAATCTTGGACTACCTGTACGCTCTACACCGGCACGTTTCATTCTTGGTTCCTGATGCCGGTAAGACTCTAAAGACCTATCATCATATGTAACAGAAGACTTTAGTTCAATAAAATCAGATGGTAAGGCGGTAAACTTCTCAATATTATTAATAACTATACTTCTATCCCTGACTAAGCATTTTGTAAAAAAAGCCATATCTGACTCAGCCTCTTCAAGAAACTTTCGAGCCATAGCTTTATTATGTGGGTTAGTCCCAAACTGTAAAACAACTCTATCTGTTAACTCTGCCCATGTCATAACTGACTCTGTTTTTTTGTAGCATCCATATCTTTTACCTTAGCGTTTAAGTTCCCTATAATATCATTTGCTTTTCCATAATGCTCACCTGCTCTTGTCGGTGAACCGTCTGCGGATAATAACTCCGAACAAGCAAAATAGACAATAGCCTCGTGAGAGATACTTGCAAATTCGGGCTCATCAAGATTTAATGCAGTAATAGTCCGTGGTTTTTTATAATACATAATGTGAATCTCGCCAAATCTCGGTAGGTCAGCAGGGAGCATACTATACCTGACCTCATTAACGCCTGAATTTGTAACCCCTGTGCGAATAAATACCGGGGAATCACCTGCCGGTGTATACATATAAGAATTCTCTAATTCATATCTGCCTAATTGGTCTGTGATATGAATCCAAACAATAGACTCGGGGATACTTGCGCCATAATCGGCTATACTATTGGGGACTAAATATGCCGATTCAATTTGGTCATACATTAGTTCGTGACCTGTTTGCCCGGTAATTGGGTCACTCGTTAATTGATTTAAGTCAATATATCCATTCCAATTATACGCAGGAGAAATGCTCGATACACTTGTACCCGGAGACATAGAAGTCGTACTATCCGTTAAATATTTATCTTCTTCGTTTAAGTGGCTATTAGCAACTGTATCATACGTTGTAACATTAACGGTCTGTTCATGTAACAAGCGAGATAAATACTGCTTATCCAAGAAAGCAGGTATTTTCTGAACTGCTGTATTAATTGCCTTAGCTACATCGGCAACAGAATATACAGATGCATCCTTGTCCTCCAACCTCATTTGTACCTGATTTCTAATCTCTATTAAGTTCATATTTTTGCAGTAATGGGGGCGTGTTTAAACGCCCCCATGTATGTTAATTGGTTATTTGATTAACTAACCGATTATGTAACGGTAGTGTAATCTGTAGGAAGACCATAAAATTGACCTACTGCTTTCGCACGATTACTACATACCATCTGTCCCATCCAAAGGATGTGACCGGTACGAACATCTTGGTCAACCGGGGCTGTGAATCCTGTGAAGGAAAAATTAGCCTTACGATTATGTTTCATCTTCAAATACTCCTCGTTGATGAAATACATATCACCATCAGGACATGAAGGGTCTACCACTAAAGGAACACCACGATACATCATGTTAGTGAAACCGGCATCTGCAAGTTCGCCCGAGGACATTCCTGTCCTTTTCTTATCAGACAAATGCTGTTCATATGCATCAAAGATAACCTGATTCCCAACAATAATTGAAGGGCGGTCACCCGAATCCCTTGACATCGCTTCCCAACCTTCACGGGCTATGGTGTCAAAGTTAATTGCAAAGTTATCGAAGTCCGCAGTCGTACCGGAATCAATCCGAGTGTCGGCTGAAAGGTCTTTTTCAAAAGCACCTTTCCACCATGAGTGAGTTCCAACTGCTAAACCACCGAGTCCACCGGCATGTCCGGCAGGGTCAGATTGGGATGCAACGTCACGAAGAGAAACAAAGTCCTGTTCATCATCTGTGTTTGCACTTCCAAACAGTACATTAGAGAATTTCTTCGCTAATGACTTTTCTGCGGTTTTCATCTTTGCGCCCAACAAGTCAACCAATTTCTCAGGTGATGCGTTTACACGCTCTTCATACCCGGAAATTGTTATTGATGCGTGAGCCTGAGCCCATGAATACTGAGCATCAATATAGTTCTCGTTAGGTTCAATGGTCAGGGTATCATACTTTCGATAGAAACCAACTGCTGAACTGTCAGCATATTCAATTGGTTGATGAATCTTGTTACCTGATGCATTGGCAGTTGACTTAGCAAGAAAACGAGATAACATTACACTCTTCTTCTTGATATTGTCAACCAATTTTGGAACATACTGTTCCTTTGTTAAGGCTGTCAGACCGACATAATCGACTGAACTACCTGTTGCTTGTGCCATCTAAAAACTCCTTATTCGTTTTTAAATAATGAATAGTGTCCATCGAGAGCAATCTTAGAAATCGCATCAAAATCATCCGCAATAGGGATGGGTGTGTCACGAGAACCCTTAGTCGTCTTGGTTACTTCGGGTTGTTTCTTCAAACGATTCGCCTCTTCGACTTGTTTTACTGCCTGAGATAAAACCGATTCATCGTTAGCGGTAGCTGAAGCAAAGACATATGCATCTTCCAAGTCCAATCCCTTGTCCAATGCAGTATGCAGAACGCTATTTAAAGCAGAGTCATTATTACCAAGTTCGGGATGCTTTACAACTAATTCCTGTACATCACTTTCAACTTGATTTCGTGCCTCCATCTGCAAGAGTCTTGTTTCCAATTGTTCCACCCGGTCGGTAGATTCTGAGTCGGGTGTCACTTCTTCCGCAATAACATCTTCGGTTTGTGACAGTTCACCGTAGTTGCTGAGTTGTTTAAACAGTTCATGGTCTTCACCGAGATACTCCTTCATGTCTCCATCAATCACGGAATTTAGAGATTCAACAATCTTGTCAAAACTCTTACGTTCCTGAGCAACGTCCTGAGACTTTTGGGTATTCGACCTTTGCCAATCATTTCTGTTATTTAACGACTCAACCGCTTGGGCTAATTCATCAGCATCGTATTCTTGCCCATCTAACTCGAAAACATATTCGTCTTCTTCCGATTCTGTTTGAACTTCTGTGGTTGGTGACTCTTGTTCCGGCTGAGTAGTTTGCTCGGGTTCTGCTTGTTCCTGAGATTCTATTTCAGCAGTAGCTGTGTCTTGGCTATCAACTTGTACGGGAGCAGACTCTTCGGTCGTAGTGCTTGAAGACATTGATGAAGTATCATCTTCATCGGATGAATCAAACAGATGACCTGCTTGGTCGCTCGTTAATGATATACCGTACTCGTTGTCAGACGGGTCAATTATTAATTTTTCACTTGACATATATACTCCTAATTTCGTTTAATTTCCTGTTTAGTCATTTTAGTTTTTTAGTAAATCCTGTGCCTCTGCAATAAGTTCAGGGTTCTTTTTTAAATTAGCCATCATTTCATCCTTATTACGACCAAACTTTGCCGTTATATCAGGAGCCTGTTGACTCATTTCCTGAGCCATCTTCTCCATTTGCGCCTCTTGTTCAGCTTTCTGTTCTGCCATGCGCTTAATTAAGGATTCCTTTTGTGGCATATTTAAATTTTGAATAATATATTCAGGGTCAGTAATTATCCCCATCTGTGCTAACTGCATAATCTTGTTTTCTTGGAACTGCCTATTCTCAGGCAAAGTTGAACCTAATCGAGTGCGAACCATAATGTCCTTATTTTTAAACAGTAAGCCCATCACTTCACGATATTCCATCTTACCCGTACTATGCTGAAATGGAATATTAATCCACTTTGTTCCAAGCTGTTTAAACATAGTCAGCCATAACTGTCCTAAGTTCTGTAGAGCCATTTCTACGCTCCGAGCCTTATAGTCAATCTTAGAACTACTTGCCTTTTGATAAATCTGTGCCTGTATACCACTCGTTACATTCGTATCTGCCTTACCTTGCGTAGCCTTATTAACCCCTGACACGGTTTCAAACATATCTAATAATAGATTGTATAGGTTAAAAACATAACTCGGCATACTTGCAGGGGATTGCATAGTGACCTGTCCTGCTCCACGCTTACGAATGATTTGCCCCGGTTTATTATGTATTTGGTCTTGAACATCTGCTGTTTGGTCAACGACCCACATAGGATTAGCCATAAGGTGTACGTTGTCCATTACCTGTGATGCTATCCTATCCATAGCAAGGTTTAAATGCTTTAACCGTTTCGGTTCAGGTCTACCCCAAAACTGATGAGCGGAACCCATGTTTTTCATGTGTATAAAAGGGAATGGGTGTGAAATATGATTACTTTGCGTGAAAAACGGGTACTTTGACTCGCCATCAAACAATAACACATTTCCTGCTATACAAACCTTCCTAACTCCTTCAATATCTTTTTTATTATCTTCATCTTCGGGGGCTCCATCTTCGGCACTCGCCATATGATTCTTGGAATTGTCCCTGATATAGCACTCAATAAATAGAACCGACTCTTCTTGGTCTGCATAAGCCTGAGATTTTGCTTTATAAAGATTTGTTTGACCTGCTGAATTCTCAATAGCAATAGGGTGGTCACTACTCGTTTGTCCCTGTGTTTTGTGGGCACGGTATTCAGCTAAATCATTATCGCTCCTGACAAATTGACCTTCATCAGGGTACATCCTACGAACTTCATACAAAGGCATAGGAGATGCGTAAATAACCCACTCAGCGTTTTCTAATTTGGTCGCACTTGGGTTAACAAAGAAAGTAAACGGGTCAACAACGTCACAATCAGGAAGGTCATCGTATTGGTTATATGTAACCTTTAATAAACCTGTCCCGTAGACTAAGTAGTCTAACAGCAGTTCTGATATCAGATTCTGCATATCCCGTAATTGCCAAAACTCATCCATTACAGCCTGTAGGGTTTCTGACATTGCGTAATCTACCGGGTCATTACCTACCGCCATTACATCAAGTTTAGGTGGTTGGGAATTCAAAATCGGAATCATTGTATCAATTGAAGACCCGATTAAATCTATAGTCAGCTTATTGCGGAATTCGGGCATATTCACGTTCTCCCAATGATGACCGTGGTATAAAGCCTCTGCCTCACGCCATTCCTGTACCACAGCCTCTCTCGAATCGTGAGACAATTGGAACATCCCCATTACCTTAGCAATAACCTGTTCATCTTGTTTAGATGGTAGATACTCGCCCTTTGGGGATTGCCCCATATATTTTGTAGCCATTAAGCCCTCGCTGAATTTGAACTAACAATAAATTCCATTGCGCTCTCTGAGTCTACTTCAAAGCAGACTCCTATCTGAAAACACCTATTCCAAGAATTCTCAAACTCTCTTGAAGTATATTCACTCTTTTCACTCATTTGAATAATGAGGTCATCCCGTTCTTCGGCATCAGCATCAGACAAAGTGATATCAGTAATCCACTTGCCATTAGTGTTTAAACGTTGTCTAACAGAATATTTCAACTCTGACCTACAGCGGTATATGTATCATTGCCGTTCAACATCTTATCAATCTCCTTCTCCATCCATGACTTTTCCACGACATAATGCGGTTTCCCGATATGCATCAAACCGTACCTTAAACTATCTAATGCGTGGTCTGCGCCATGAGTATCCAAGTCCTCTACTTTAGACTTACTATAAATAGCGGTCGTGAATTCCTTAATTAAGTTTTCACAGTTATTAAAGATTTTAATATCTGCCCCCTTCTCATCCTTATCTTTTTCTTTAAGGTATTCCCGTATCAAGTTCCACCCACTCATCCTGTCATTATTAGCCCGTATGGTAGCAACACCGCCAAATAACATGATATCTGCTATGGACATATTAGAAGGGGCGACCGTATCGCTCCTGTTTGTATTCTGTGGATTTCTAATGGATGTGGAAGGGTCAATAATAGTAGCCATATATTCTTCATCACCTGATAATTCTTTAATCTCTTTTATATGATATGCCAACTCTTTCCCTGCCTGATAATGCTCACGGTACACAAAGACATTTTGGTCATAATCAACAGCAAACCACAGACAACACATAGGTGCTTTATACCCATAATCTATACATCTATATTTATACCAACCCTGTGGAATCTCTTGGGGTTCTATTACATGAAGGGAGCGTTTAAACGTACTGAAGAACTGACCTTGGAATACATCCCAATCACCGTCTAACCACATACGTCTTAATTCATCAGGCAAACTTTCTAACTGCTTTACATAATCGGGGTCAGCCTCTATAAGCGTTGGATTGTCATATATTTTAGCAGGGATAAACACCTGATTTCTACCGCCCTTACCTTTAATAACTTCATTAGGATTAACAACAAACCTGTCCTTAACCCATTGGTGACCTTGTCCACCGGGATTTGTAGTTAGAAATATACGGGGTTTCAACTCTTTATGCGGAGACCTAACTGCGGATGCCACCCTTTCAAACTGCAATTCTTCAGGTATCAGGGTGACTTCCTCGATAAGAAGTTTGTGATATTGGTGACCAAGATACTTCTCAAATGCTGAATCTTCTGATAAGTGCCCGGTGCGAATCTTTGCACCGTTTGAGAAACGGAACTCAGTAGGATTACCAACGGCACTAACATCAAGAAACCTGTAAAAATATTTAGCCCTATCAATCCAATCCCGAAGGTCATCATAATTACGTCTAAGCACAAGTGCACGATACTGACTATGATGAAGGTATTCGGGGTCAACAAGCCACGCCAACCCTGCCTCTGTTTTACCGCCACCCCTTGCACCTCCGTATAATACTATATGAGCATCGACAGCCAAAGCAAATGTTTGCTGTCCTTTGTGGGGTCTCCATATGATATTTTCCTTCATTTATTTTTTTAAGATTCTAAAAAATCTTACATAAATCCAAAGACAGAAACCCATAAAAACTAAACATACTACAAGATAATCTAAAACAGGATTATCATCTCCCGTATCTACAGAACCGATAGGGGTGTGGATGCTTATTTTATTGATTTTTGGTGGAGCATCATCAACCTTAAATATTAAGCTATCCTGCATTTTTGATATTTTTTATACAGCCCAACTGCATTTCGGAAAGACGAACAAGAAATACATAGGTATATACCACGGGTATACCCCAAGAAGTGCTTACGTTCTCTTTCCGGGGTTGGGGGGTCTCTAAAAAAGTTAGCACAAAAAGTCTGCCTCATTAACAAAGTAGAGCATGACATGTGTACGGGCGTAGGCATCCACGGATGGGGGTCGCTCCTTATCTTTTTTCCGCACCTGTGCCGATTCGTTTAAACGTCTCACTACGTCACTCAGCCCCCGTCAATACAGTACTATTATACATAATACATATTATACGCAATGATTATGTCGGGGTACTGAGCCCCTATATATATAGGTGTCATGCATCAGCCCTTGGCTCCTTAACTATAATGTCAGCCTCTCCCCTACCCTGCTCAGTATCTATGTGTACTAATTTCTCAGGGAGTACAATCACACCTGTTCTGAGACCATCTCCTTCTATCTTCAACTCGGATGCTTTCAACTGCGGTGCTATCCTGTCCATCAATATTGACATGGCTCTCATCTGATTCTTGTGCAGGTCATCCAACGCTATGTCGAACACCTTTTGCACTAAGTCCAACGTTTTCGGGTGGTTACGAATCATCTCACCGAATTTAGATGCGTTCTTGCCTGTTGGATTACCCGACTTGCCCTGTTTAAACGTTGCCATAATAAAAAATCCCTGCCCTTACTCTGCTCTCGAGCGGTTAATTGGAGCCCTATTTTAAAATCATTTCACCGCTCATCCCCTTTTTATTTCTCGAGAGTAAACACCGTTTAAACGTTAAACCCCTTGTTTAACTCGATATACTTGTTTATACTCTCATCCCTCAACGGAACACGGGGGACGCTTTTTGACATTCAAACCGGGTTTTCGAAACCTAATCTCTCTCGAGAATAACTACCTCTTCCAAGGGCGCAAGGCAAGAGTTCGAAACCCACCCCGATGATGGGCGGTTCTCAGGTAAAGGACAATCGACAGACACAAAATTCAAGATTGACTCCGCAGGTGACCATCGGGTAGAAGTCCCACAAGATACGCAGTATAATATGTGGTCTGCTGTGACATCAAATTATGGCTCCTATAATATAGGGGCTTAGGGAGGTTGGTGGATTTGGTGATGCAGAATGTGGCTCAGGTCGTAAGACGTGACGAGTAAGGGACTTTATCCTTAAAATTTGTATGTGTTTATGGGGTAGTCAGGAGATGAATTCTGAATGCAAGTTTCCAATTTATTGTGACAGCATAAGGTGGCTCGAAACCACTCTACCCCACTACGACAGTATGTCGTTTAAACAGTACCTTAAAACACACAAAAACAAGGAGTCAGAAATGACCAAAAAAACAAAAACACCTGCTGTTAAGCCGGTCAAAAAAGTGAAGAAAGTCAACCCCTTGAAAACTCAAATTCGTGAGAAGTGGTTAATGACATTCATCAAAGAGGCGCAGAAGACAATCTTTACACCTGCCGGAATCAAAGTTCCGCTGAAGAAGATTAAAATCACCTGTGGGTTTCCACCCAAGGGTGGCGCACGGTCGGTTGCAATTGGCGTTTGTTATCCCACTCATAAAGGGATGCCATATAATCAATTGTTTATCTCGCCAAAATTGGGCAAGAAAGACATGCCGGACTTATGCGATACAATCATCCACGAAGTTTTACATGCTGTGGACAATTGTGTGCATGGACACAAAAAAGCGTTTGTGGCTATGGCTAAAGCCTGTCATCTCGAAGGCACACCATATAAAGGTCGCAAGGAATCTTTCAGGGCAACACGCCTCACGAAGAAAGGTAAAGCCATCGTGAACAAAATTGTCAAGAAAATTGGAACCTATCCGCATAAAGAATTCGTGCCATTTTGGACGAAGGATTCTACCCGGATGATTAAACTCCAATGCACTAACAACCATCCTTTGGAGCCACAGGTAGCACGGATGTCCCGTGCTCAAATTTACCGTGGACTTCCAATGTGTGGAGTATGCGCTTTAATGGATGACGATTATGGTAACCCTACCATGAGTCCGATGTTCCCTGTACCAAATGGGAGAAACCCTGAGTTCGATGCGGAAGAAATCAAACTACCGTTTGACTTGGATTAAGTAGCACGTCACAACAGCCCTGAATGGTTAATGAGAGTTCGATTCTCTCGCAGGGCTCTACGGCAACTATGCCGTTTAAACACACACACAAAAGGAACACATTATGAGAACACTTCATAATTTTGCCGACAACCGAGTTGGTGCATTAGTAGGTCTTACAAGACTTGTTGCAGATGAATTTGTAGCAAGAGTAGTTTCATCAGTTAAGGCTCGGAATGACATGGCTCTTCAGGACTATAACTTTGACTATGTTGCAACTCAGCATATAGTCAACGGTGACCTGAGAATATGTCACAATGACTCGCCCGGTTATAGCATAGAAGAGTACAGTTACTCAGGTGGAGCCGATGCGCCACCAATACATGGTGAATTGATAACCTTTTACCTGAAGTGCAACTTGGGTACAGACAAGAATGTAACATACTTCCTGTCTTCTTTGGAACACTACTCAGAAGTTAAGTAGGATTAGGTTAGCTGTGGACGGTCAAGTTATCCGGGTTCGATTCCCGGGCACAGCACTACGGTCACAAGACCGTTTAAACACACAAACAAAAAGGTAAAGTAAAATGACACAAAACATAAACAATGTTGTACTTGTCGATTACAAAACAAAAAACCGAGTTGGGCACAAACGTGCTAAGGTTACATTACTGAATGATGCATCTCTTGAAATCTCGCTACCAAATGGAGATTTATGTAGAGTATACTCGAGTGACGATGGTGAATACTGCTCAGTTGAAATAAGTTCATTCTCAAATAGTGAGATGACAGCACCTACGGTAGAAATGGAAGAATCATCCGTGACCTGCACTAAGTACGGGAAGGAAAAAGATGGTTTTTTAGTGAACCAACGGAAGGAAATTGCCATTCGTAACGGGAAGGCATACTTCAACAGAACGACCGTTGAAATTACCGTCTCAGACAAGTTCTGCCCTGCGGAACAGCACAGGGACTTAGACCCATCTATTGTACAACAATGTCTACCAAACGCTACAGCTTAAGACCATAGCGTTTAAACGGGACAATATGAACTTTGACAGGCTCGAAACCTGTGTCCCGTTCTATGAGCACTCTGCTCATTAAAACACACAAACAAAGGATGGACAAAATGATAAAAAGACTATACAATGCAATGCTAAAATTGGTTGGTAAGCACTCAAACGTTCAAGCACCGAAAGGCGCAGAAATGCTAATTGCTAACCCGGTGGCTCCACCAAGATTGAGCCACATGAGTTTGAGTTCCGTAGAACACTCAGACACTCGGCAGAACGCTAACCGAAGTAGTCGAATAGCCAAGAAACGTAAAGCCCTGAAAATTAGCAACGCCTCAAAGCGTTTAAACAGAGCATGAGCGACCACATGGAAGTTCCTGATTATATGGATGGGATTGACATCCCCGTTGAAATTAATGGGGAGTGCAAGTTTATGAAAGACCTTGGCGAGAATAACCATATGGGAGTTTATAACCTAATCTGCACTAAGCGAGACCTTAGCCTATTCATTAAGGGAATAACACCAAGCAAGGTGTTCAGGTTAAAGCACGTCAAACGTTACTTTGGAATTACAGGCAACGCCAAGGTGCTACACGCCAAACTTCGATACATTTACGAAACCGTATTCAGCCCCGAACAAACAAACGATGCAATCTTTGTCGGCGAGGAGAGTAATGAAATAGAAATGTAACACATAACCCGGATTGGATTTTAACAGGTTCGATTCCTGTTCCGGGTTCTATGGGCACAATGCCCATTATAAACACACAAATAAGGAGAGTCGTTATGGCTGAAGAAAAGAACACTAACACGTTCGAAATCGACCTAACCCCTTCATGGAAAACCGTGATGAAAGTTATAACCATGCTCATAGAATCTAATTCTAAGGCGAGTATGTTTAAACAAGTTGGTCATTGCCAATGTTCTCCATTCCAATACATTAGTGATGAATTATCACAGGTAGGAAATATATTGGATAGGGAAAAAGCAGATGGTTAATTATCCGTGTGTGGAAACGAGAGTGAAGTTCGCTCTCCAATACGCCACGGATTGCCCTAAGTATATCGTCTTAAGGAACGGAAAGATTAAAGAAGTTCCAAGGTCGGTATCAGAAAGGGATAAGCGCAAGTGGTGGACTCCTGAACAGGAGCCATCTATGTTTGGGAAAACACTTGTGGATTGTGGTTTTCTTCAACAGATGTCAGGGAAAGGTAGCCCGTGGCGTTTTGTCAAACATTACTTTTGTCAAGGCACACGGGTATATCCATACCTATCTGAGAACATCATAACTACGGAGAAATTGCCATGAGTAAAGCAATCTCCATTGACGACTTGCCCGATGCAGTTCGTGGGCGCATCATAAAAGATGCAGGAATTAAGCCCGTTAAACAACACAGCATGAAGATGGACGAAGTGCGGTCGAAGGCTATATTGGTTTTACAGCCAATAGCCGGGTTGGGAAAGTCAGATAGAAACCGGGTGTTGAAACACGCCCAAAGAATGAATGAACTCTAAGTGAGTTCTGTAAACAGACAAGGGTAGCAAAGGAGAGTCAATCTCTTGTTAAACAACATAACACTCACCTTTGAGCAGATTGTATTATGGCTCAAGGGTGAGTTTAATATCCGCAGAATGTGGAAAAGGATAGCCCTAATATGGACGTTATAGACCGTTACTCGTATAAGCCTAAGACTAAGTATGCCCGTGAAAAGGTAACTGATGTCAAGTTTATCAAAACGGAATTAACAGAAATGGATTGGAGACAACTCCGGTCTGTTTCGACCGCTAACGGAATTCCCGTACAGCGGTTAATAGGACAAGTGCTTAGGGATTTTATCCACAAGCTGTAGCCGTTTAAACGGCTTGGGTGTGTAGCAGGTATATTGGTGATTCAACAAGATTTATTGTCACCGTGTAGGTTCAAATCCTACCACACCCACAAGACGGGGCAACATTGCTCCGTTTAAACACACAAACAAAGGAGTGAGATATGCAACTCACAAAGACAATAACCTTCTCAGTTGAGACGGCTGAAATCTATTGCCTATTGCCTTACAAAAATGGGCATTGGGTATACCTTGCCAACATAGACGAACTCTGCGAGAATACCGTGATGGAATTCTTGGAGATGAACGTTGGAGATTGGTACTGCGGTCGAGCAGGAGGAACAGCCACAGGTGATTGGGCTATATGCTCAGGGATGGACACTAACGATGAAGATTCGTTCTTGAAACGACTACGGGATATGTTACACTTAACACTTACCGACCGTTTACAGGACAGATACCATGAAGAGTTATCGGGAATCAATAGTCTGTCATCGGAACCAAATCCTGACACCAAGGAATGCTACGAAACAAGCATGACCTGTTTAAACGGTATACAGGAATATTGTGAAGAGTTTAACCCCTTCGACAATAACGATGTCATGTTGCAATGGGAAGACGATGACCAAGAGTTAACGTCCTACTGATGCAACTTACCTATGCGGTTAGAAAGCGTAGCTATGGCTATCAGGTGGTCGCATTCACCTGTGTAACAATGAGAAACGGTGCAACACGAAGTCATCCCATGACCGGAAGAGCAGAGACCGATGTTGAAAACGGGTGTTTTAAAGCCCGTAAAGATGCTGAAGTCCTTGCTATGGAATTGGAGTATGACCAAATGTTCACAAAGGAGTAACAATGCATTATGACGACAACTTTGGCAATTGGGAAGAACCCGAATGTCAAGAAGACAGGGAAGAGAAACGTAAGTTCTATAAGCAGGTGCAGGATGCATCTGTTTGGAAAGTATGCTCTCTCTGTGACCAAGAAGTAAAACTGCTACCGCACTATGATAAGTGTGATTCCTGTATGCGCAAGTTAGAGAGTGGTATGGAGTGGTAAAGTAAGGATAAAGCAAAGCCCCAATAGGACGTTTAAACGTTCTGTTGGGGCTTTTTTCATTTGTCGAACCTTCCCTATATTGAGTTCAGTTCAACTTTAGAATACCCAAGTGCCAACCCGGTACTCTAAATCTTCAATAGCTTAATGACCTTTTGATAAGCATCCACCTTACCTGCGCTTTCACCATCGTGATATCCTCGTGCCTCACAATCGTCCTGTTCCCACCTGTCGAACCATTGACCCCGTTCTTCCTCAAATGACGGGAGCCACTCCTGTTCTAAAATTAAGTCCTTAAGAATGTCAATTATCTCCGTGCGTGTCATAATAAACTCCTGTGTTAAGTGTGTTTGATAACACAGGATATTATGGCAAAGTATAGTAAAAAACAGGAACGTCAACGTTGTCATATGTCAACAGGGTAGTGGCACTAACCACTTAATTTACCTGCCTTTTGTAACTCGTGATACCTAACCCTTAGAGCCGATAAGACCCGTTTAAAACGAGATGGCTCCAAGTTCTCCAACCCTTTAGAGTAGTTAAAATCAATCCTAAGAACCCAAAGACACCGCCTTATCCCAATCAAATCACAGGCAGTATTCCACTTAACAATGCAATCTTTCCATGCAGGGTAGTCGTAGTATTGTTCTATGTCGTCCTGTTTAAACGGTCTGTGCATCCACAATCCTTTCTTCTTTTTCCCAAAGTTGGGAAGTCAGAATATCTACGAATCCGTTTATGACCGTCCCACCAAACTTCTTCCCAAGCGCAATCACAAGTTGCGCAGGTATAAATCTGTTTATCCGTGAGCATTTTTTTTGGAGACAGTACACCCTTTGAACGCTTTTTCTTAAGGTGTTCGGTTTGAATGAGTTTAACAACCCAAGCTATCCCGTCAGTTTTCTTTTTCAATCACAGGCTTATCCGCTACCACATTTCCATTATAGTCCATTCCATCAACTTCGACAATCTCGACTTCACCCATAGCCTTCCGCTTGGCAGAGACCTCATCTAATAAACGTGTTGCTACCATCCTATCCTGCGTATTAATGGCAACGTCTTTAGCTACAATCAGGCTTAAGCCCTTCAATATGGTATTAACTCCTAATTGGTCTACCTTGTACAGCACCTTCTGTTCCTTACTTTTTTCCATACTTATTCCTCTGCTTTTCCATCTCCTTATCCATACACCATGTACAGCCAACAACCACAAACCCAAGGAATACAAGTAAGCATATTATTTCAATCATCCCTAACCTCCAATCTTGTTATTTTAAATATCTCGCCCCTGTCCTGTTTAAACAGTACATAGTCGCAAGTCCCCAAACTGAGCCATGCAGGTACAACGTTCCGAACCTTACATTGAATCTTCTCACCATCTGCTAAGATATCAACGTCTTCAGTACATCCGGGTAATGATAAACCGTTAGAGCCATATGCACGTTTAACATTCTTGTAGCCTAACCTCTCGAGTACCGCAACGCATTCATGTTCAAACCTTGTGCCCTTTTGCTTTGACCTATTCGCCATTGTCTTCTTCCTTATTATACGCCCTAATGTAATTTTTACCGTATGACTCACCTTCACGCTCATCATCAATCAAACCCAAAAGAAGTATACAATAATTAACAATA